CTTTGAAATAGTCACTATAGATGTGGTTGCCCAACCCAGCGCCCCCAACGCTTACCCCAGAGCAATCTATGAAAGTCTCATGAACATGAAGTACGGACACAGATTGTTGGAAGTGGCTCGTGAAGCTGGGCAGGACAACAAAGTGCAGAAGTATCTCAAGAGCGAAGTAATCAAGCTCATTAGAGATCTCAAAATCTAAGGAGAATCTACAGATGTTAGATGCAATCAAACCGCTGCTAGATAGCAACCTGATCACCGAGGAAACTCGTCAAGAGATCACCGAAGCCTGGGAAGCCAAGCTGACGGAAGCTCGTGAACAGGCCCGTGCCGAACTGCGTGAGGAGTTCGCACAACGCTATGAGCATGACCGAACAGTCATGGTTGAAGCCTTGGATCGCATGGTTACAGAGGGTCTCTCAGCTGAGTTGAGCCAAGTTCGTGCTGAAAAGCAGAGCCTGGCCGAAGATCGCGTGCGTTTTCAAAAGAAAATGGGCGAGTCTGCCACCAAGTTCAACAACTTCATGGTGGCCAAGCTGGCAGAAGAAATTGGCGAATTGCGTCGTGATCGCAAGCAGCACAATGAAGGTCTGGCGAAACTGGAAAACTTCATGGTGCATGCCTTGGCACGCGAAATTCAAGAATTTGCCGAGGACAAGCGTGCTGTTGTGGAAACACGAGTGCGTTTGGTTCGCGAAGCAAGATCCAAATTGGAAACACTCAAAACCAGATTTGTAAAAGAATCTGCCGAAAGAGTCAGCCAAGCTGTTAGCCAGCATCTCAAAGCTGAACTCACTCAGTTGCACGAAGACATTCAAGTTGCTCGAGAGAACAACTTTGGTCGTCGTATCTTTGAAGCATACGCAGCCGAATTTGGCGCCACTCATCTCAATGAGAAGGCCGAAGTTCGCAAACTGCGTGACACCATTGCTCGCAAAGATCAAAAACTGAGTGAAGCCATCACTCTCGCTCAACGCACTCGTGTGTTGGCCGAGAACAAGGAACGTGAGTTACGCATACTCAAAGAATCCACTGAGCGTGAAAACGCCTTGGCGGAACTGTTGAGCCCGCTGAATCGTGAGAAACAGGCGATCATGCGCAATTTGCTGGAAAGCGTACAAACGCCCCGTTTGAAAAACGCTTTTGAAAAATATCTTCCAGCTGTCCTCGAAGACCGCTCGGTGAAAGCTGCACAAGTGATCACTGAAAGCGTGACCGAAGTCACTGGCGATAAATCTGCCCGCTACCAAGAAGAAGACACCGATGCTGAAAAAAGCAACGTGATCGACCTCAAGCGTCTGGCAGGACTTTAAACACAACAAAGGAGACATAAAATGTCACAACAATTACTTGAAAGTCGCTGGACCGAAACCAAAGAAGCCCTGATGGAAGGTCTCTCTGGTACCAAGCGCAACAGCATGAGCGTGATCCTGGAAAATACTCGTAAGTATTTGAAAGAGAACGCATCAGCAGGCAGCACAGCAGCTGGCAACATCGCCACACTGAATCGCGTGATTCTTCCCGTGATCCGTCGTGTGATGCCCACTGTTATCGCCAATGAATTGGTGGGTGTTCAGCCCATGACAGGCCCTGTGGGTCAAATTCACACCTTGCGTGTGCGTTATGCCCAGAGCTTGACAGACAACTCAGCAGCTGGCACCAGCGTCACAGCTGGCCAAGAAGCCTTGAGCCCGTTCACAATTGCACAGGCTTACAGCACAGTGCCCAAAGACACTGCCAGCACCAACAGTTACACTGGTGGCGCCACAGCAGTCATGGAAGGCAACGGCGGTAAGCAGATTTCTGTTCAGATCCTGAAACAAGCCGTTGAAGCTCGCACACGCAAGCTGCAGGCTCGTTGGACATTTGAATCAGCTCAAGACGCACAAGCCATGCACGGCATTGACGTAGAAGCTGAAATCATGGCTGCCCTGGCACAAGAGATCACAGCTGAAATCGACCAAGAGATTTTGCTGAGTCTGCGTACCTTGGCCACCACAGAGTACACATACAACCAAGC